TTTTTAAACTTTCTACCTACAAAAAATACTATTGTATTTATACAGGTGTTTATTGTTACCATAATTAAAATCCACCACTGCCAAAATTCAACTGTCATATTTTTATTAAATCATTCATAGGTACTAAATACCCTTTTGATGTTAAATTATCTCCTCCGGGAACTATTCTATAATCTTTACTAACTAGTTTTTTTAGTCTAGTCAAAGGAATATGTATAGAAAATAAATGCCTATCTCCTTTACTGACTATTTTAAATATCCATGTATCCGATTTACTTGTAGTAATTCCACTATTCTTACCTCTAGATTGAAATTCTACATAAACATTGCCTGTTTTATGTGCCATCCTATCTGTTTTTAATTCAAAATTCTCCATAGATTTCATCACAAGTTTTTCATGTTTTTTACCATATGATAAATCTTTATTAAATTTAGTTACAGAGAAATCACTTTCTCTTAATTTTTTTATGCTATTAGACTTATTTTCTGCTACAATACTCAATTTAATTTTCCTATTTTAATTTTTTCTATGTTATCTGATATCATATCTGATGTTACATTTTCACCTTTAGATTCTAATTCAACCATCTTATCCATCACAGACATTTGACCTTTTTGTACTACACTATCTAAATCCGTATCAATTATATCCATAAGACCTTTTAAAACAAAAAAAGCTGATGGTATAGGTTTAGTAGGGTCAGTAGTATCGTATGCAGTTACATCAAATGCTTGTCCATCTACTGATGGTGTCATTACAAGATAAAATTTGTTAGGTAGTAAAGACATTTTTTCTGTTTCCAGTTCCATATTATCTATAGCCATTCTTGAGGTATCCTTTTTTCTGCCCAGAGTATTTTATTTTTGTCACACCATGCACCATAAGTTGTTTTACTGGATTTGTTAAGTTTATTATTAGCATTTACAAATAAAAATCTAATATCAATATCTGGATTTTGTTCTCTAACAAGTAAATGTTTTTTTCTATCTGCTGAATCAAAAAATCCTTTTGTTTCTATGTATATATCTTGTTTAGTAAGGTAAAAATCGGGAGTGTAGCGTTTAATCTTGGGTTGGTATTCGAGGTAAAACTTTTCGTAGTCATATTTAACATTGTTTTTTATCAACCAATGAGCAAAACCTCGTTCAAATTCAGACCTAAAGCCTTTTCTTAGTGTCATATAAGCGTTTTCATTCTAAATTTATTTGTTAAGTCAATGTTATTTACAAATACACTAGCTAACATAGGTGCGTGTTTTTCTAATTCTATTATTGCTTCGTTAATTTCTATAGTAGGTAGAATAGCTAACTTACCTTGTTTAATTCTTATGTGTAATGCATTAAAATGATTATGTATTGTTCTGGTTTTTCTAGGTACATTATCTTCTCTGTAATACCCATCTTTACCTATTGTTTCTCTTGTTATAAGAGGATGACAATTTTCTGCACTCCTCATAAACTCTCTCATTTCTCCGCCCCCTTCTCTTAACTCATTTTCGGTATATACCCAAACTGCATCTTTATTAGTTAGTATATCATCTTTACGAAAAGGGCTTGATAACCATAGTACGTTCATATATTTTTTACCTCTGTATTTTTTAACTTATTATACCAAACAAAAGGTTTAGATTTAGCTTTAGATGTAACTTTTTCATGTAATACAGCTTTAGGCCAACAATGTTTTCTAAATTCACAATAACCACAAGTACTTTCTAATGTTGTATTTCCTGTAGGTATTCTTATTCCTTTTTGTTTACCAGACTTAGGCACATAAGTTTCTTCTATTTCTGTAAATAACTTCTCAAATTTAGCTTTAGAATTAAGTGTTTTAATTGTTTCGTTAGCTTGTTCTAACATATCTTTTCTATCTTCTTGTTGGTCTTCTGGAGCCTCACATACAGCAAATTCTCCTGTAACTTTATTTACAGCTATCCAACCCCCAAAAGGAGAGTTATCAGCCTCACTATACATATGCCCTTGCATAATATAACCAAAAGAATCATTTTCTTTTATCTTATTGTAGCTACCGTATTCACCAAATTTACTAAGAAAACTTGCAGGACTTGCTGATTTTATATCCCAAACTTTTCCATCTATTTTAACATCGTATGTACCCTTTAATTCAATGTCTCCTATTTTCAATGATACAGGTTCTTGTAACTTTTCTATGTTTACTCCTGCACCCCTCATAACTGCTATAGCAACCGCTTCTAGCAAATCACCCATTAAAAACTTTATTATTGTATTATACTGAAATTCTTTTTTAATACCTTTTTTATCTAACTGCTGTTGACATAAAGGTTTTCCTAGACCAGACATACGAATACGCCAATCCATTTGCTCGTTAAATTGTTTTTCTAATGCTTTGCCACAAGATTCTTGAAACTCTTTAATGATAGCGGGGGAAAGCGGTTTAGACTTTCCCCCAACTGCGTCATAGAGAAAATTCTCTATTAGAGTAGATAACATACTGTTATTCGTCTAACTCAATAGCTAGGGAGTGGTCGCCATCTTTAGTTTGTTGTTTAACAGCAGTTCTATGCTTCTCCATAACGCCTTCATTTACGGACTTTGTTACAGCCGCAAATTCTTTTAATAAATCAGCATCTTTTTCAGAAAGCTCTGCTGATTCGCCAATCTTAATATCCATAGCAAAGAAAGTGTTACCACCAGACTTTTGTTTTTTAGTAGATAACAAGAGAGTGTTTCTTATCATTGGTTTCTTTTGAGTAGCTAAAGATTTTAATACTGTACTCATAGGTATGTAGTTAACACCTTTAGCATAAAGAACACAAGGAATTTGTTTTAAGCTAACATCCTTACCATCAGATGATTTGCCATCCATATCAGCAACCCCGTAAATAACTTGATTGCATTTTATAGAGCTTTGAATTATCCTTTGAGGGTCACTTTCGGGTAATGCCTCAAGTTGCTCTCTGGATAACTTTCCACACTTATAGCCTCCACTAGAATCTGGAAATTGGTCTCCTAAAGAGTGTCTTTGCACACTAGATGTAAAAACCTCTTCATTGTTATCCCAATAACTATAAGCAAACATCCTCATAAAAGGTCTAAACTTTGCGGTTTTAGCGTATACACTATCACCATCAACTTTTAGAGCGTAATGACCCCTTGGTAAAGGATTATCATTCTCATCTTCTGTTTGATAATTTATAGACAATCTCGATAGTACTGAGCCTTCTTGGCTGTTATTATCTAATTGCCCTGTTAGTTTCATTAGTTCTGCATCACTTAATGACGTTACATCATTTGGTATAGTAATAGCATTAGTTTGTGTATTATTTTCAATCATCGGAATTATATACCTCCTTCATATTCAGCCAATCATCCCCTATTTTTAATTCGATTCCTATTGGCATCGTATATTTAAAACCATACCGCTTTTCACATTCATCTGAAATAGACAGCATAGCCTCTTTTAAAGTTTCGATAGCTTGTTTATCTTCGTCTGGATACACATCCAAAACGATACTATCATGTACTGTGTTACACACTATAGACTTCAATTCGTTTTTTGTCAATAGCTTATTTAAATTAATTAGTGCAAGTGGCAACAAATCTGCTGTCGCAAATCCTTGTACAGGATAATTCTTAATAGCAGTAGAATTTGTTACACTCCCACTGCGTAATCTTTCAACATTAGGGAAGAAATACTGTCTTCCACTAGGTAATCTTATCTTACTTGACATAAGTGCTTCGTTTTGTAACTCAGTATGCCACCTACTTATTCCCGAATACTTATTCTTAAAAGCACGATAGTATTGCATCTGTTTTGGAGTACCTAAGATACCTCCATATAGCGGTTTAAAAGTATCTGACTTAGCTTTTTGTCGTGACACTCCAAGTATCTTTGCAGTATAACTATGAACATCAACTTTGTTTTTTATGTCTTTTAAAACTTGTTCATCATTAGCTAAAAATCCTGCAACTCTAAATTCTAATTGTGAATAATCCCCTTCTAGTATCTTCCCACCTTCCCACCTAGATGTAACACATTCTCTAACAGGAAAAGTATTACCCCTAGGCATGTTTTGGAAGTTAGGATTACGAGAAGATAGTCTGCCAGTACTTGTAACGCATTGCATAAATTGTGGATGTACCATCCCATCTTTACTAATAGCTTTCTGCATACCATCAACAAAAGTTCTTAGGTAAGTTCTTATAGCAGAATAGCGTACATACCTTTTTAAAAATTCGTGAACTACACCTTTTGTTGTTGATAGATAACTTTCTAAAACTACTTTGTCAGTTTTAAATCCCATAGCAGAACAATCAATAACATTTCTAGGTTTTAATCTTAATCCCGCTCTTTCATCTGTATTTTTAAATATTAAACCTTTTGTACCACAAGTTTTACAATGTCTTTTTACATTACTAGGCGTACCATCCTTTTTCATGTAAGTGTATTTACCAGTGCCTTCACAATTATGACATATAGAGCCATGTGTTTTAAGCTCCGCTCTTGCTAAAGAATTTATTTCTACATAAAAATCATTTATGTTAGCAAAGTTAGTTCTTCTTTTAGGTTTTCTTGTATTGCCTCTTTCTTCATAACCAATATTAAATCTTGTTGCCCACATTTTTTTGTCAGTAACTCTCATAGAATAAAAAAGTATAGACCTATCTTCTGGTGAATCTAAATTTATAGGAGTATCACCCATAAATATTTTTACTTTTTCATTTAAATATCTTTGTAAGTCTACTAATTCTTTTTCAAATTTAATTTTTATGTTATTTAAAATTTCAGTGTTAATATGTAAACCATTCATTTCAATGTCAGCTAAAACTTTTGTCAGTTCCATTGACATTTGTATTGTTGGTATAATGCTAGTTGTCATATAAATCTCCCCAACTCATCTTAAATTTACTTAGCTGTGCTATTGCTAATTGATAAGTACTTTCAACATCTTGCTTACCATATTCATAAACAATATTCCAAGGTATTCTTTCGTAGGATACTCTATTCTTCATAAATGGTTGAATTAGTTCACTTTTTTTAAGTGCAACACCCTTTCTTTTACAACAATCTTCTAATGAAAATCCCCACTTAATACCCCTTGCCATAATATATTCCATAACCATAGTGTCATGTAATTTTTTGTCGTAGGTAAAACCACATTGTACTAACCAACTAAAATCAAATTTTATGTTATGTCCTATAAGTACATCAGTTTTATCTAAAACATTTTGTAAAATCTTTTGTGCATTAGGTGTTGGTGGTTCGTCTCTATGATAAAAACATAAATACTCAACTGGATTGTCATCAATCTTGTAACCAACAGAAACTAAATTGTTTCCGTTAAATGGACTAGATGTTATTTTATTTTCTTCATCAACATCAAATGTTGTTTCTACATCAACTGTCGTTATCACTTTCAAAAACTCCCCTCTGTATACTTATTCTTGCATGTCTTGAACCATGCCAACCATTTAATTTATTTTTACTTACTGTTATGCAACGATAAGGGTCTGATAAATCATTGTTGTCAGCACCTCTACCTATACCTAAAATTAAATCTGCTTCTCCCGCCTTACCTGTTCGTGAATTATCTAACATAGAATAATCTATTATTGATTTACCTTCTGCCTCATAACTAGCTTGTGACACAGCCCACATTAAACATTCATGTCGTTTTGCTATTTCTCTTGCTCTAACATAAACATCTTTTAGTTTTTCATCTGTTCTATTGTAATTACCAGTTATGTGAACTTTGTCAAGTTGGTCTATAAACATTACATCGGGTTTATAAATTCTTGCGTA